GAACACTGATCGGATGGAAGCGCAAAGAGCTCGTCTTTCCCACCGTTGAAGGATCACCGGCAAGTGGTGCTGTCATTCGTGTGACGGGGATCCTGGGCCGAGTGCGAGGGATGCAAAAAGTAACCGTAGACGGCAAGACGCAGCGTCCGGATTTCGTCCTGGTGAACGACCCTCAAACCGATACGTCTGCATTATCCGATCCAGAGTGTGCCAAGCGGGAAAAGGTGATTGGCGGGGCAATCCTGGGTCTAGCTGGACCTGGAAAGCGAATTGCAGGGTTTGGGGCAGTTACCGTCATTCGCGAGGGAGATGTCGCCGATCGGATGCTCAATACCAAGCTGATGCCCAAGTGGCACGGCGACCGCTGCAAGCTTGTTTACGAATGGCCGACGAATACGGAGTTGTGGGACAAGTATTTCGACCTGCGATCCGAGGAGATTGCAGAAGGAAACGACGAGCACCCAAAGGCGACCAAATACTACAAAGCTAACCGCAAAGAAATGGATGCTGGATCCAAGGTCGGCTGGGAGCATCGGAAGTACACGCACGAACTGTCCGCGATCCAGCATGCCATGGATCTGCGGTTCGACAATCCAGACACATTTGACGCGGAGTATCAAAATGAACCGAAATCAGCTGTTGTTGCTGTCGATGGCATGCATTGCCTTACGTCAGACGAATTTTGCTTGCGCATACTGCCAACCCACCGTCGTGGAGAAATCCCCGACTGGGTCGAGCACGTCACCCTCGGCTGCGACGTCCAAGGATCTTCGCTCTGGTGGGTCGTTACTGGGATCGGTTCGGACTTTTCCGGACTCGTGGTTGATTACGGAATCTGGCCAGATCCTGGCATCGACTACATCACGTTGTCCGAGATCGATCGAACGATCATACGAGCCACCGGAATCCGATCGCCCAACGAGTCGCTACTGGCAGCGCTGAACAAGCTTCGAGACGAACGACTGGCCGTCACGTACACACGCGACGACGGTACGCAGCTGCGGCCTGAGATCATGGTCGTTGACGCTGGTTATCAGTCTGAAGTTGTCTATCGGTTCTCCCAGCAGCATCAGCACGTGGTTCCATCGCACGGCAAAGGGGTCACGGCTCGGCAACGTCCATGGGCGATGGAAAAGAAGAAAGCCGGGGAGCGCATGGGATTCGGCTGGCGGATGCCTCCGACCCGAGGAACCCGGGCCCCGCGGTACGCTCTGATCGACACCAACACGTGGAAGACCTCGATGGCCGAACGATGGACGACTGATGCCGGTGAGCCTGGTGCCTGGTGGCTTTACCGAGCTGCTCCGCTGCGTCACAGAATGATTGCCGACAACCTGAGTGCAGAATACCCGACCAAGACCTCGGGCCACGGCAGAGAGCTGTTTGAGTGGGCCATTCGGCCTGGCCGAGACAACCACCTGCTTGACGCCACAATCCTGGCCGCTGTGGGCGCGTCGATTCTGGGCGTGAAAGTCCCCGGGGAGTCCGACCGCGTGGTCAAGCGACGCAAGATCTCGATGAGCGATCGTAAGGGCTCGCAATCAAGCGAATCCCGCGAGGCCGACGCATTCCGAGCTCAGGGATCCAAAGCGGCCAACGATCGCTTCGAGGCCGTCATGGAGGCAGTTAGCAAGCCTACTGGGAAACTTAGCCTTGCGGAGATGCGGGCGTTGAAGCGAAAGGGTGGTCTGTGAGGTTCCCAGGCAGGAAAATGTCTTCTCCAAAGGTGCGAATCGAATGCCGCCGGATCATCGATTCCATTTCGTCCATAGCTTGCTTGGCCTGGAAAGCTTCTTCGGTCATGTTTGGTGGGCTGTTTTGGTACCCGTAATTAAGCACGAAAGTGTTGCGTAATTTAGCAAGGTCGTTGGCGACTTTCGCTAGGCTCATTACGAAATTCGCGATCCGCATTTGCCGATGATGATCGAATTCTTGATCTTCCGACCAAATAACCATCGTTCGCTTCTGCTGGAAGTTGTCGTGCTCAATCGCTGTCATGGTTTCTCCTTCGCTTGCTCTTCCATCGCTCTATCGATGTAGTCATCTAGGCTTTCCTCACTAGGGCAGATGCTACACGGTATTACCGCCTGCCTGGGGTTTAGCACCACGCACATTGTCGACTCGCTGTGGTGCTGTGCCCGCAACCAGCGGTATCTATCAGCGTCAATACGGTCTGCGTTCAATGCATACCAATCGGCGACAAGCTTGCAATCGTCGGCGTACCAACTTCGATCCCCGCGAGGGCCATAAACCTCTTGTATCGTCCGTCCGCTCTTGTAGGCTCGGATTCGAGCTTTCGCGCGTTCTACTTCTTTTGGCATGGCTTTCCCCCTGTTTGCTGCTTGTAGTCTACGGATAACCCAGGACCACAACTAGGACCACAGGCGGGAAATCCTTTGGTTTTCCTGGCTTGTGCGAGTCTTGCTAAGACTCGCAAATGTTGGGTTTAGCTGTAGACCGAAAGACCTGCAGGGGGCCGCTTCTCTGCGTGCGGTGGGACATTTCATCGACTGTTTTCCCAACCGCAACTGCTATCGGCCCAATAAACTCCCGACCAAGAAAACAAGGGAGGTGGCAGATGTCATCGACGCGAATTGTCTCATGTCCTTCGAGCTGACGAACATCCGTTTTGGGAATAGCGTATTTTAACTTAGTAATGCGGACCGTCACATTTAGCACTGAAATGTGATCTCCCGTTTTTAGATCCTGATTGACACTGAGGTGCTGGAGCAGTCGCTCGTGGATTTCGAAGCTTTCGAAACGGCTACTCCCAAAGGTGCACACCAATACCCATTCCAAATCAGCGATCATCGCAATAACTCCAGTTTTCCTTTGCCCAAAATATCTTTCACGCTGGCCTCTTTGCCGCTGCGGTGATCCTTGACGAGTCCCCGCGAAAAGTTGTAGGTGCGAACGACGGTGTGATCATGGATTGCTACGTCACGTCGAGCCTTGCGATCGCGAGCGACAACGGCGGCCTTGGCATCCCGAATTCGCTTCTCCAGCTCAGCAAGAGCGGATCGATAGCTGGCCTCTCTTGTGCGGCAGTCGGCGTAGGCTGAAATTCCGCTTGCCTCGTCAGTAATTCGGCAAGCACTTTCAACCTTGTTTCGATTCTGTCCGCCTGGCCCGGTGCCACGCATGTACTCCACTGTTCGTCCATTTTTAGTGCTCTTAGTCATTTGTTACTGTACCCTATACCACGGAAGCCAGATCCTGTACTCACGCATGAATCCAGCGATGTTGTGTTGGTAGATGAATTGTCCACCTTGGAAGCCAGGAGTCAGGACCTTGTAGACGCCGAACCGTAGTTGTCTCCAACCTTGCGAATCCTCAAAGCCGTTTATTTCAAAGCTGCATTCGACGACCCAGCGTCCGACCAGATCTTTTGGGCGTTGCACCTTTTGCAGGTCTCGCAGAAAACGGATGTTCATCTCTTGTTAGTTCCTGCTAGGCGTGATCCATCTTGAAACGATACCGGCAATGCTCTGGTTGTTCGAGGCCACGACGGACCGCAGCTGCTCAATCTCGGTCCGCAAAGCACCGTTCTGCTGCAATCCCTCGACGGCTATTGTACGGTACTCATCGCTGCGGCGTTGTGTCGATTGAAGCTCTGCCGCTACAGCGTTCCCCCAATCGTTCGATCGCTGGAGCTCGTCTCGCAGTTGCTCGACTTCGTCGCGAAGCTTTCGCGATGCGTCGAAGATCGCCATCAGGAGGCCCGGGTGGGTCTCCCACTTGCCGATGAGGGCCATTGCCTCATCGACGGTGAGCGGGTTGTCGTCTGTCGTTGGATCGTCCATCAGTTGCACCTGCTCCCGCAGCTGGCGTACCCGGCCATGTCGACCCAGTTATCCCGCTTGCGCTGGTGGATCTCTCGCGAGCACTTGATCTGGATCATGGCCATGGCGACGTGCCGAGGCTCGAAGGCTTCGCCCTCTTTGAGCATGTGACCGAACAACGCTGTCCACATCCCGGCTGTCCTGCGGAAGTCCTGATCCGGAGGCCCATAGGTCGCCTGTCTATCGCCTCGGGTGATTTTGAAGGCCTCGGCAAGCACATCGTCGGATTGGCGAATGTCTTGACTTGAGCAGTCGGAGCACCCGCAATCGTCGTTGGGATCGTCCTTGGGTTGTGAGCGCCGAGCGCCGTCTAATTCCCAGAGATTAGAAAGCATGACTGCCATGTCTCGGGGGTTGCATCGTGGATAGCGGACATAGCCAATTTCGCCCTGATCGTGGAAATACACAAACCGGACCCTCTTTCCTGCCCATACAGCCAAAGAGAACTCGGCCACAGCACCAGCCGACGTGTGCCACTCGGGCAGCATGACGATCTCGTCGCATCGCATCACAGCGTCAATGCAGCGACGCATGACTCGCGGAAAGTCCATCGAGTCTGGAAACACGCAGTTGTCCGGGTTGGCATACTTTGGATCGACCATCGGATCGAAACCATCTTGCTTGCGATCTTCGTCGGCAGGACTGATGACTTCGTACCGCTGCTGAGAGAGCAACCAATCACGAACGCGGTCGAACATTTGGTAGTTGAAATAGGGGCGTCCTCGCATTGGGCCAGCAAGGTAAAGCACCCTCTTGCGTTGGATCGGTTCGGTAATCGGCTCCGCGTCTGTATCGTACGCATTTTGCACGGTGTACCCGACGGTTATCTTTTCGGAGTTTGTCTCGCCCGTGTCTTTTTTGCGGTAGAAGTGCCATGTGTCCCCCTGCTGACGACCGCGTTTCTCCGCGTCACACACGGTCATTCCGACGGTGAAGTTGCATGGAAAAACATCCTTCTTTAGCCTGCTCACCATCCAATCATTTGCTTCGATCGTTTCTAGGCACTCTAGCTTTCGAAACCCGCCACTATGAACGATCGTCATCAAGTCGTTTTCTCGATCCTTTAACTGACTCATCTTCTCATCCTCCTGAAAACCGAACCAAAAAACCTTACGCTGCTCCCCTGCGGATCAGCGGTGATAGATACGAAACACCTTCGATGATCGGGATCTGCAAATTCAGATGCCCGAGTCCCCGCTGCACTAACTGGATCCCATAGCCGTTGACCCAGTCGGTTAAGTTTTGATGCATCCAGTACGGCTGGAGCTGGCACAAGCAACCTGGGTTCCAAGCTCCAATCGGACCGGAATCGACCGTCCGCTTAGTGGCCAGATCCATCCGGTGCGTGTGACCGAACCAGATGTTCGCGTTGTATTTGGCCAAGTGCGCTGCCGCAGCTGCTTTGCTCGTGTACTGGCCATGTGTGAAGTAACAATTGTCCCGCTGGATCGTGCCTGGCACCTGGCAGTTGTCGTACCATTTGCCCTGCTCAAACAGGGCGATTCCACGCTTCGGGAGCTGCAGCACGACGGCAGTCGAAAAGTAGCTTGCGATTAAGGCCACGTCTCGCTTGCCACCTTTGCCGGACTTAAGCGTATCGGTGACGATCCACTTCTCGATGCGTCGCTCGTGGTTCCCTTCGAGGTACTCGATCGTCGCTTGTGGAGCTGCCGACTGAAGCTCGTCGAGGAACTGGTTGGTTGCGTTGCAGTCGTCTTCAAAAGTGTAGTTCGCTTCGGCGACATAGCCCCATGTGTGGTGCTCGGCCAGGAATCCACCGCAGTCGAGGTGATCGCCCAGCATGATGATCGAATCCGGCTTGAGCATCCTAATGTCCGCCAGCATTGCTGACGCTGCTTGCTGGTCGATGAAGCATCCATGGCTGTCTGGCACGATCACCCGCAGCGTCACGCCGCCTTTGGAGGCTCGAGCCTTGCGATCCAGCCGGAGCTTGACGCGACTGCTACGCAAGTCTCGAAGTGTGTTTTCCAGTCGCTCGCGAGCCTTACGCTCGATCGCTAGCTGGTGCTTGAGCTGGTTGA